TACCTCTTAGCAAAACAAATGCAGAGGATGTGGACACAAAGGCAGAAGATCACGCATACGATGCACTGCGATATATGTTAATGACAAGGATGACAGGATATGTGTCGATTCATAAAACGCTTGGTGGCATCAAGAATCAGGTCTATCAAATGCAAGACCAAACATTTGGATACTAATAAATGGCTCAAGTAGCAGGTGGAGGTAGTAAGGCTGCTGTAATGGCAGACTTCAATCCTAAAGAAACAACATTAAGACAAGTAATAGGCGATTACGCTGAAGCATCTCGTGCTAAAGGATCGAAGCTTACAGGCTTTGAGGACAAGCTATTTAAATCAAAAGCTTTACAAACATACCTTGATAATCCTGTAACTGAATTATTTGATGGACATTGGGGAGATGCAGATAATCCTTTAATAAAAGTTCTTAACTCTGTAGGTGAAAAAAGTAGAGGGGGTTACTACAGTGCAATAGCTAGTATTGAGTCAAATGTATTTAGACAAATCAGTAGACTCAGATTTAATGAAGAATATACAAAACTAACTGACACTGTTGCAAGACCTGAAAAAGGTGCAAAATATACATCTAAGTTTGGATACAATCCAGAGAGACTAGGATCTTTTCACGCTAACTTGGTAGAGTATGTAAAAAATAATCCTGATTCAAAGCCTGTAGCAAACGCTTTGCTATTTCAACTTTATACAGGTTTTAGACCAAACGCTGCAGGTGGTTTAACCCCACTGAATATACAAAGACCACAAGTTCGTGGAGGTCCTCATGGTATCTTCATATCAGGAAGTCAGCTAGGTGCAAAGGGATCACCAATAAATGTACCGTTGACAAGAAGAGCTATGGCAGTTCTTCAAAGTCAAGAAACATTTAATGAAAACAAATTTGGTGGTCAACAATTTATTTTTCAAAAAAAATCAGGTAAAGAAATAAAACCGATTGATGATAAAGACATCACAGGTTTACTCAAAAAAATGCAAAAAGCAAATCTTATACCTGAAGGTTTAAAAGTAGATGTAACAGGAGTTACTCCTAAATCATCTGCTAATTTAACAGCTTACGATTTAAGAAGATTACATGCAACAACTTTAGCTTTTCTACAAGTTCCTATTGAAAAAGCCGCCATGTTAACTGGTAGAGTTGTAGGTGGTGGTGGAGAACAAGCACGCTATATAGGTGTAAGTCCGGGTGTGTTTAATCCAAAAGGAGCAGCTCTCGATGCTAACAAGCTTACTGATTACATGTATCAAGAATACAGTAGAGTCGTTCCGGGGGGTACAGAAGCCGCAGAAAAAGATAAGAAATTTTTATCTAGAAACAGGGATGTATTTAGTCCAAATGAACCTATAGAGTTTGTTAAACCTGAAACAGATACATTTAGGGGTACGTATGGTCAAGGAACAAAGTTAGTTCAAACTACTGACGCTGATTTTATAGAGGGCGATTATAGAATATTAGATGATAAACCTGTAGGATCAATCGAAGATGCAAGTGATGCAACGAAGAAATGGTTTCAAGAAGCAGGTGGCACATTAAAAGAAAAAGTCGTTAAGGGAGCTAAAGCTTTAAAAGGCCCTGCTAGAATGGCAGCAGGTCCTGTGTTGTATGGATTAACAGTATCAGATGAAATAGAAGCAGCAGAAAAAAGATTTGATAGTCCAGACGCAGGCTTTCTAAGAAAAAGTATTTCAGATTTAGGCTTAGAAGATACTGCAGCAGGGATTGAGGGGAGAGTTGTTGCAGGAGCAAGAGCTTTTGACCCCGGAGTTGAATTAGCATACGACATAGCTGAAGGTGCAGGTAAATTTGCAAAAACAGCACGAGAAGAAGGATTACCAAAAGCTTTTGGTATAGACCCTCAAGTCATGGATATAAGACGAAAGAGGGAAATGCGAAGAAAAAATCCTAATCAAGGATTTATAAATCAAAACCAAATGGGAGAATAAAATGGCAGACAATCTTAATCAAGGTGCAGCCTATATAATGGGATCAGATAAGGTATCAGTCGATGATGCTCAAGGCTCTGACAAGTTATACAGAGAAGGTCTTGAATTTACAACTGAAGTAAATCAAGATGCGTTGCAAGTTGACATGCCAAAGAAGCAAACAAAACCAACTGTTGAAGCTTCTTTATTTAGTATGGCTGAACAAAGAGACTACTAAAATTAGTTAGGGATATAGCATGGCTGATGAAAGTTTTCTTCAACCTGACGATGATACACCTGTACCTGTTCAAAATCCTGAAGAGCAAATGCCCGGATTGGCAGGCTACGTCAAAGCCAAGTTTGAAGATGCAGAGAACGGCAGACGTTCACACGAACTAAAATGGTTACAATCTTATAAAAACTTCAAAGGTATTTACGACTCAACGACTCAATATCGTGACTCTGAAAGATCTAAAGTATTTATAAAAATAACCAAAACTAAAGTTCTTGCTGCGTACGGACAAATAGTTGACATACTTTTTAGCAATAAGAAGTTTCCACTTGTTGTAGAGCCTACTCCGATGCCTGAAGGTATTGAAGAGTTTGCTCACATGAAAACACCGTTGGATCAAAATGAACAACCGTCTGATCCATATGGCTTTGAGGGTGATGGCAGAGAGCTACCCCCCGGAGCTATGCAAGCAAGTGAACCTCATAAGTTAGGAACGTACGGTAACGAGTTCCCTGACATGTTAGCATCAGGTCCTGCACGACTTGGTGAGCCACAAGTTAAGCCTGCACAGAAAATGGCTATGAACATGGAGAAGTGTATTCATGATCAACTAACCGACAGTAACGCAGTCAATGTTTTTCGTAAAGCTATATTTGAATCAGCACTACTTGGAACAGGTATAGTTAAAGGCCCACTAAACTTTTACAAGCGTGTTCACAACTGGGAGTTAGATCCTGACAGTGGACAAAAAGTTTACAGTCCTTACGAAAAAGTTATGCCACGTGTAGAGTATGTATCACTGTGGGATTTTCATCCTGATCCATCTGCGACAAGTATAGAAGATTGTGAGTATGTCATACAACGACATCGTATGAACAGACAACAGCTTCGTGGTTTAGTTAAACGACCATACTTTGATGCGTCAGCTATCGAAGAGTGTCTTGCAAAAGGTCCTAACTACGAGGACAAATACTACGAAGATACTATCCGTGAAGATGACACTGAACCGTACTATCAAGAAAACAGATATGAAGTTCTTGAGTATTGGGGCGTAATCGATAAGAAATATGCAAGTGAAGTTGGTATGGAAAATGCCAACGAGATGTCAGAGTTTGATCAATTACAAGTCAACGTTTGGGTATGTGGTGGTATGGTCATTAGGTGTGTTGCTAATCCATTTACACCTGCACGATTACCGTTCCAAGCATTTCCATTTGAAATAGATCCATATCAGATATGGGGTGTTGGTGTTGCAGAGAACATGGAATACTCACAGAAGTTGATGAATGGACATTACCGTATGGCTATTGATAACTTAGCACTTGCAGGTAATCTTGTATTTGATGTAGACGAAGCAAGCTTAGTACCCGGTCAAAACATGGATATATTCCCCGGTAAGATATTTAGACGACAGTCTGGTGTGACTGGCACAGCAATCAACGGACTAAAGTTTCCAAACACTGCACCAGAGAACATACAGATGTATCAGATATCACGACAACTTGCAGATGAAGATACAGGTATACCATCCATATTGCACGGACAAACAGGTGTGACTGGCACTGGTAGAACTGCTGCAGGACTATCTATGTTGATGGGATCAGCAGGACTAGCTATGAAAACAGTTATCAAGAATATAGACGATCATTTACTGAAGCCATTGGGTGAATCTTTGTTTCAATGGAACATGCAGTTTAATGATAATTTAGGGGAGATCAAAGGGGATCTAGAAATAAAACCTCGTGGAGTTGCAGCAGTTATGCAAAAAGAAGTGCGTACACAAAGACTGACTGCACTGCTTCAAACTGTATCTAACCCTATGCTTGCACCTTTTATAAAGATACCAAACTTGATAAGAGAACTTGCAATTGCACAGGACATTGATCCTGACACATTAGTCAACGATCAAAACGAAGCACAACTATACGCTGAAATGTTAAAAGGAATGATGGCTAATGTACAACAAGG